TTATATAAATGCTTTAATGCTATTCTAACACACAAAACCTAGAAAATCAAGATAAAAGGGAGGGAGAATAGATGGCAAAATGTCCTAAATGTGGAAAAACATATGCACAAGGTAGAGGTGCACTTTCGAGAAGAGATAATAAAACAGAAATATGTCCGGATTGTGGTTATAAAGAAGCTGCTGAAGATGCTGAAAAAACATTTAGTATAAAAAGGAAAGGAAAATAATTATGGAAATTAAGATATTCAATTTAAAATTAAAAAACTTCAAAGGAATAAAAGAATTAGAAGTTGTTTTTAACGGACAAAATACCAATATATATGGAAAAAATGCAACTGGAAAAACAACAATATTTGATGCATTTAAATGGTTGTTTTTTGATAAAGATAGCAATGATAAAAAGGACTTCAATATAAAAACCTTAGATCAAAACAATAAACCAATTCATTTTTTAGAACATGAAGTAGAGGCCACTTTATTAATAGATGGTCAAGATATGACATTCAAGAAAGTATTTCAAGAAAAATGGGTTAAAAAGAGAGGACAAAGTGAGCAAGAGTTCTCCGGACACGAAACTAATTATTGGATAGATGAAGTACCTGTAAAGAAAAAAGATTATGAAGAAAAAATAAATAGTTTAATACCGGAGAGTCTATTCAAATTGATTACAGATCCATCATACTTCAATAATCAATTAAAATGGACAGAAAGAAGAGAATTACTCATAAATATTTCTGGAGCAAATATATCAGATGAAGAAATACTTGATTCAAAAGAAGAATTTAGTTCAATAAGAAAAAATATAGAAGGTAGAAGTATTGATGATTATAAAAAAGTAGTACAAGCTAAAATAAAAGAATTAAATAAACAAAAGGAATCAATACCTGTCAGAATTGATGAGCTTACAAATACACTAATTACAGAACATAATATTGACTATGAAAAAATTGAGAAAGAAAAAGAAGAACTTAACAGTCAATTAAAAACTACAGAATTAGAGATGACAGATGTTCAAGCAAGAGCAAAAGAAAACATGAAAATTGCAGACCAGTTAACTGCAGCAAAAAAAGAATTATCAGACTATAAATTGAAAAAAGAAACTGAATACTCGCAAAAATATTCTTCAGAGTTAATTAATTTGCAAAATGAGAAAAGAATACTAGAAAGTAAAATTAGAAATAAACAAGACGAAGATAATGAAAGATTATTTAAAATTAAACAAGATCAAAATAGAAAACAAGAATTGTATAAAAAATGGGATGAAGTTAGCAATAAAAGATTAACATTTGACCCGGATTCATTTATTTGTCCAACTTGTAAACGAGAATATGAAACTGAAAAGATTGAAGAAATGCAAAAACAATTTGAAAATAATTTTGCTTTACATATAAAAAGTGAACAAGATGCAATAAATAAAGAAGGCCAGGCAATTAATATAAGGATTGATGAAAATACAAAAGCTAGAGAAATTCTACAACAAGAAATTCAAGAATTAAATAGTAAATTAACTGAAATCAGTAATAAAATTACAGAAATAGAAAAAGCAAAAGAAAATGATAACTCATTTGATGTAACTTCGCTTCCAGAGTACAACAACAAGATTAAAGAAATCGAAGAATTAGAGGAAAAAGTAAATAACTTAGCAAATGGAGATATATCATATTTGCAAAATAAAAAAGAGGAAATTACTGAAGAAATAAATAAATTAAATAAAATATTAAATGAAAGAGATATACAAGAAAAAACAAAACTACGTATAGAAGAATTACAAAATGAAGAAAAAGATATTTCAATGAAAATACAAGAGTTAGAGGGCGAACAATATGCATTAGAAGAATTTACAAAAACCAAAGTAGAATTATTAGAAAATGCAATAAATAGTAAATTCCAGATAGTAAAATTTAGGTTGTTTGATACTCAAATTAATGGAGGACTTATAGAATGCTGCGATACATTAGTAAATGGTGTTCCATATTCTGATGTAAATAATGCACATAAAATACTTGCAGGATTAGATATTATAAATACTCTTATAAAATTCTACAATACATCCGCACCAATATTTATAGACAATAGAGAATCAATAAATGAAATTTACCCAATAAATACACAAATAATTAGTTTAATAGTAACTACGGATTCTAAATTAAGAATCGAGGTGTTGTAAATGGAAAAAAGAGTATATGAATCATATGCATTTACAGAAAATGAAGAAGAAAAAATGACTGTAAATAGACAGATTTATAGTGAATTACAAAAAAAATACAAAATACTAAAAGTTAGTGATATTAATCATAAAGAACCTACAAAAGAACAATTAGAAAAATATGACATAGTTTATTCAAGAAAAGCTTGTTATGCACATGGAGAATATAAAATTTATAAATGTCCAGAAGAAGTAGAACTTTGTGAATTAGCACTAATATGTGATAATGGAAACTTATGCTTTGGATATAGTGGAAGTAAAAATTTTTTATCAGTATTTGAAGATTAGAGGTGGTTAAATTGAAATCTATAACTATTGTAAAATTTACAAAGAATGATAAAGGCGTAAGTGTTACGATTAACAATACTGAAACTATAAATGTACTAGTAGGAATTGCGGAAACTATACAACTTATATCAAAAGAAACAAAACAGAATAAAGAAAGTATTATATCTGATATAAATAAAATTTTAGATATATTAGAAAAAGAGGAGGAAAAATAATGGAAAATAAAATAGTTTTAAAAGTATCAAGTAAATCAAATCCAAATAGCGTTGCAGGAGCAATTGCAGGAGGATTACAAGAAAATAAAAAAATAGAATTACAAGCAATAGGAGCAGGTGCTGTAAACCAATCAATGAAAGCAATAGCAATTGCTAGATCATTTGTAGCTGCAATTGGTGTGGATTTATCATGCATACCTGCTTTTTGCACAGTAATAGTAGAAAATGAGGAAAAAACAGGTATGAAATTTATTATAAAGGAGGATAAGTAATTATGAGTACTGATGTTGTAAAAAAAGAACAAACAGAATTACAAAAAAAAGAATTGACAGCAAGTGAAAGATTTACAGGAATGGTAATGAAGGAATTTGAAGGAAATGTAGGAGAACTTAATTTAAATGATTATCAAAGACAATTGATAAGAAATTATTTCATTGGAATAGATAATGCATTAAGAAATGCTGAAACAAGTAGACAATTAAGCACAAAGAAAAAAGATGATCCAACAGTAACTTGGAACAATGTTAATATGAATAAATTAGCAACAGATGTTGTCCAGAATGCAAAATTAGGGCTTGACATGTCAATAGCTAATCATCTTCATGTAGTACCATATAAAAACTCAAAAACAGGCAAATATGATTTAAATTTAATGGCAGGATATGAGGGACTTAAATATATAGCAACACAGTTTTCTTTATATAAAATTGTAGATATAAAAGTAGAATTAGTAAGAGAAAATGATACATTCCAACCAGTATATAAAAATAATATTGAAGGCTATGAATTTAAAATAACAAATCCATTTAATAGAGGTAATGTAATTGGTGGATTTGGATATATCAGATATGAAAACGAAATACATAATAAATTAGTTGTAATGACAGTAGATGAATTATTAAAAAGAAAACCATCTACAGCATCAGCAGAATTTTGGGGTGGAACAAAGTATAATTATACAACGAAAGAAAATGAGAAAGTTGAAGGTTGGACAGATGAAATGCTTTATAAGACTATGGTAAGAGCAACATGTAAAAAAGTAACAGTAGATCCAAAAAAGGTAAATCAAAGTTATATTTATGTACTAGATCAGAATGATACATATTATGTCGAAAACCAGGAAGATAAAATAACTCAAGAAATAGAAGAAAATGCAAATAAGGAAATGATTGATATTACAGACTCTACAGAAAAATTACCTGCCTCTGCAGATGATGCAGAGAATACTGCAGAGCCAATAGATATTCAAACAAATAATAAATCAGAAGGACCAGCATTTTAGTGAATTTAAAAGTATTAGGTAGCAGTTCAAGTGGCAACTGCTATCTAATAGAAGTAAACAATGAAAAATTAATATTAGATGCAGGTGTTAATTTTAAAATTGTTCAAAAAGAATTGAATTTTAATTTTAATGGTATTGAAGGAGTTTTAATAACACATGAACATATGGACCATTTAAAGTATGCTTCAAATTTTGCTTTATATGGAATAAACATATATGCATCTGCAGGAACTTTTAAAAAGCAAAATTTAGTAGGACATAGATTTAAAGTTATAAAAGCTCTACAACAATTTGAGATTGGGAATTTTATTATACTTCCATTTGACACGAAACATGATGCTGCAGAACCATTGGGATTTTTAATTCAATATAAACCGACTGGCGAAAAACTTATATATGCTACAGATACATATTATATTAAATACAAATTTAATAAACTAAATTACCTATTATTAGAATGTAATTACAATAAGAAAATTGCAAAAGAAAATGCAAAAAATGGAGTAATAAATAAAACTAGATATTCAAGATTATTGGAAAGCCATTTTAGTTTAGAAAATGTAATAAAATTCTTAAAATCTAATGACCTAAGTTATGCGAAAAATATTGTACTATGCCATTTATCTGATACAAATTCTAATCAAGATATAATGCTAAATGAAGTATATGCAGCAACAAAAATAAAAACAACAGTGGCAAAACCGGGACTTAATCTAGAATTAAAATTATATCCATTTTGATGGAGGTTTATATGAATAGTATAAAAGCAATAACTCAATTAGAAGAATTAAAAAGGGACAGGCTTAGTTTTATACAAAATGATGAATCAGATGAAATTTATTTAAAGGATATAAAAGCAATTAGCTTGGCCATAAAAGCCTTAAAAAAATGTCCGGACATACAAGATAAATCATTTAATTGCCGACTTTGTGGAAAAGAATTGAAAACCTGGAGAAGCATTCAAAAAGGATTTGGACCTGTATGTGAAAAAAAATATTTAAATGATGTATATAAAAATCAACAATTAACAATGGATACGATTCTTAAAGAAAGGAGAGGTAATAATGGCAAGTAAAGATGTTTATTACTTTAGTCATGATGCAAATGCATTATCAGATCCAAAAATATTAGGAATGAGATGCGATTATGGATTAGAAGGATATGGATTATATTGGGCCATATTAGAAATGTTAAGAAATGAATCTACATATAAATTACCTCTCAACAAGAATACATATAGGGCTATAAAAATGCAGACTGGTACTACTATAGATGTAGAAAAATATTTACAAGATTGCATAAATGAGTATACGGATAGTGAAAGTGAAAATGGACTATTTAATACAGATAATAAGTCTTTTTGGTCGGCAAGTCTATTAAGAAGAATGGAAAAATATGAAACTTTGAAAGAAAAAAGAAGTCAAGCTGGAAAGAAAGCTATGCAAAATAGATGGGGTAAACAAAATGATAACAAAGTTATAACAAAAAATAACAAAAAGATAAAAGGTATAAACAAAAATAGCAAAGTTATAACAATGCTATTAAAAAATAATAACAAAGTTATAACAAATGCTATCAAAAAACATAGCAAAGTTATAGCAAAAAATAACAAATTAAATCAAATTAAATCAAATCAAATTAAATTAAATAAAATTAAATTAAAAGAAATAAAATCGATTTATCCATCTAATCACAAACCAGAAAAAGAAAATAAAACTTTAACTAATATGATGGATGAGACAGAAAAGATGGAACTTGAGCGACTTATAAATAATTGTGAAATGTATATTTTTTCTCCAGAATTAGCTATTGAAATGACTGAAATTCTAAAGGAAATGTATATGAATCCAGATACTAGAGAAAAAATACAAGAAATTAATTCAAAGAAACTAAGTTATGCCTTAAAGAATTTTGCTATTGCTAATACTAAAAATAGAATACAAATACCAAAATCATATTTTAAAAAATGTATTTTGTCTGCATTAGATCAAACAGAATTAAGTGGCCAATATGATACAGATACTATTTATGAAATGGAGGATTACTAATATGGCCTTTATTAGAGAAGATGAATTAATTTCAAGAAAATTAAAAATTTGTGAAAATTGCGAATGGTGTGTTCCAACTTTAAATTGTGAATTTCCACATTGTTTATTGACAGGAAAGCAAATGGGATTATTTGAAACATGCAATCTATACAAGGATAGAACAGGAATGCATATAAGTATGTAATTAGTAAACATAATTTAAAACGGATTTAAATTATTGAATTTTTAGAAACAAACACAACCTATAAAAAAGATACAAAGGAAAGGCGGAAAAATTATGGTAATAGAGAATATGCAACAAGCATTAGATTTATTAAAAAACATAAAGGAATTTTTTTATAACATAGATGAAACAGAAAAGAAATTAAATACAGAGTTATATAACAAAGAAGGAGAAAGAGATGACCTTTTACATGAAATTGAATTAAGTAAACTAAATGCAATAGAAATAATGAGTACTTATAAAAAATTAGAAACGGTGCTAAAAGAAAGAAGATGTATAAAGGATAAAATAGATTTAATAAATACAATAAAACCATATGCAAGTAAATTTATAACAAAAGGTATTTGTGCAGAAACAGATACAACTATAAAAAATATTGAAACATTAAAAAGTAATCAAGAGAATAGACAATATACACCAAAAATAATAAAGGACTTGAAATGTGCAAAGAAAAAGAAGGAGGATTAAAAATATGGATTTTAGAGAAATTCAAGAAACACAAAAAATAAACAGAATAAAAGCAGAAAATGATTGTTTAACCTGTGAAGTGGTAATAACAAAGGAATTTAAAAAAGCACCAATATCTATTGTGCAAGGACATGGAGGACCTATTGAGATGGCACAAATGGCAAAAACTTTAATTGATGTGGCAGAATCATTAAAAAGAGAATTTCCAGAAATAAAAAATATTATTCCAATGCTAAATGAGAACGGAGGAATGAAAACAGCATATAAAAAAGTTGAAAGTTGGGAAAATTTAAAATGAGTAGTCAAGAACATTGGAGTATAGATCAATACAAGGAATATCAAAAAAACAAAGGAAAACGAAGTAAATATGGTGCAGTAAAAACATCTGTAGATGGACAAACATTTGATAGCAAGAAAGAAGCGGACTATTACTGTGATTTAAAGCTAAGGCTGCAATGCGGAGACATCAGAGGTTTTTGTTTGCAGCCTGTGTTTATACTAGCACCAGGACTAAAATATAAAGCTGATTTTATAGTGTTTCACAATGATGGAACATCAGAAATAATTGACACAAAAGGATTTAAAACAAAAGAGTATATAGCAAAAAAGAAAGTTTTTGAAGATAAATATAATTTAAAAATAAAGGAGGAATAAAATGAATCCAGTAAAGTTTGAAGATATGAATTGTATATTTACTGCACCTGGCTGTGGTGATTTACCAGCATTAAAAACAGATAAACATATTGTATCTTGCTGGGAGATGACGGATAAAGAGAAAGAAGAGTTTATGAAAACAGGAAAAATTTATTTATCAGTAATGGGAAATACACAACCACCAGTAAGTTTATATGTAGATAGACCATACATAAGACAATAACAAAGGAGGAACGTCAAATGAAATCATTAACATTAGAAGAACAAATATATTTTTGTAAATACCATGATGTTGATACGAGTTTACATACAACTATTGGAATTAAAGAAGAAGATGTAAAGAATCTAGTAAAAAAATTTAAAGAAATGCGGAATATATAACAAATATAGAAATTTATCAGAAAATGAATATGAAAAAGTAATAACATCTGAAAAATTTTTGAAAAAATATAAGCCTCAAGACATCAAAATAGAAAAGAAAGAGCAAACAAACAAACTATTAGATTTAAATAATATTTTATTTAAGCAATTAGAAAATTTAATGAATCCCAATGCAACTCAAGAAGAAAAAGAAGAAGAAATAAAAATATCTAAACAAGTAGTGAGTGTTTCACAAACTATTATAAACAATGCTAATTTACTATTACAAGCAAAGAAATATTTTGATTCTGCAGATGATAGTCAAAGTGAAATATCTCCACTCCTTAGTTTAAATGAAGGGAACAAGAGTGAAAAGAATATTTAATGAAGAACATAAAAAATTTATAAAAGACAATGCAATTGGAATTAGAAATGAAGAATTAACAAAAAAATTAAATGAAACATTTAATACTAAATTTACAGTTGGTCAAGTGAAAAAATATAAACATTCACATAAGATTAGTAGTGGTTTAAAAAGCTGTAATCTACCTGTAGGAAGTGAAAGAGAAAATAAAGGATATACATTAATAAAAATAGCAGAACCAAATGTATGGATTGAAAAACATAGATATATATATGAAAAAAAAACACGGAAAGATACCAGATGGACATAAAGTGATTTTTGCTGATAAAAACAATAAAAACTTTGAAGAAAAAAATTTAATTTTAGTTTCTAATTCTGAGGCATTGATAATGAATACTCATAAATTAATATATGAGGAAGCAGAACTAACAAAAACAGGAAGTATCATAGCAAAGTTAATTGATAAAACAAATAGAATGAATTTAGAGAAAGGAAAGTTCAAAAATGACGAAACCAGTACAAAGAAAAAGATATAAAAACAAAACAGTTATAACTTGTGAGAACTGCATAAATTGTACATATGTAGAACATGGAGATATGTACTGCGATGAACATGAAAGGTTTGCATTTGTATATGATGAATTTTGTCCCACAGATAATTATATGTGGTGTGGCGGAAAAAAATTTATAGAAAGGTAGGAATTTACAAATGAAATTTTATGATAAGGAAATATATCAGAAAGACGAAAGAATAAAAGCGGTATTAGTTGTTATAGTACCATTTCTGATAGGCTTTATAATAGGTTGTATAGCTATTAATATGGACCTAAAAAACAAAAATATGGATTTAGAAAAACAGATTAGTGAAAAGCAAGAATATATTAATAAACTAGAAGAAAGAGTCGATGAACAGCAAGTGAAAATAAATGAACAATATGTGGAATTAGACTCATTAAGAGAGACAGTATATATGTATAACTTATATGGAAATAGAGAGTAGGTGTTTATATAATGATTTTTATATTAGGGTTATTTATAGGAACTTTTATAGGGATTACTATTATGTGTATTTTACAAGTAGCAAAGGACGAAGATAATGCAAAAAGCGATATAAAAGTAATAAAATGGATAAGTTATGACGATGCTCAAGAATTAATAAGTATGGATATTTTAAAAGACAATAATATTGGAGGATTAGGTGGATGGTTTAAAGAAGGAGATAGATGGTTAGACTACAAAAATGTATTTAAAGAGTTTGCACATCCTTATCAAGAAGCCTTAAGGGAAGCAATTATAGATAGAAATTTAAAATATTGCGGGAATGACCATCAAGAATTAGATGATGGAGTACCAGTTTTTAGTGATTTTACAGTAGCAACATATTCATATAGAGCATGGGGAGATTTGATGGCTGCAATATGGTCTACAGCAGAAAATAAAGACTATTCATACATAGATTTTTATATGAGTCTTTAAAGAAAGGAGGGGAATATATAGTGAAAGAATTAAAACAACAGTTAATTGGTCAAAGAGAAGGAATGCAATTTGCATTAGATGAATTAGAAATGATTAAAAAGAGTATAGAAAGTAGAATAGAAGCACTAGATCAAGAAATAGAAAATATAAAGGAGTAAAAAAATGATAATTGATTTTTTTACAGGAAAAGTGGTCAAGTTTGATTATACCTGTGATAGTTGCAAATACAATATAGGAAATAAAAAGGAAAATGGAAAAATATTAGAAGATGTAATTTGGTGTGATAAATACATTAATTACAGATACAAAATGAACTGCAGTTGTGATTACTATAAATTTAAATATGAAGGAGGTACTACAGATGAATGATAAAGAATATGTTAACAATACTTGTAATAAATGCTTAAATAAATATAATGAAAATGATTTATGCAATATAGTTGAAAAAATAAATGGTACATATGGATGTCCAAATGAAGATTGCATTAACATAAATGATTATATTAGAAATGAGGATGGGGATATAGGAATTGTAAAAAAAATACTATTACCAGATGAGAAAATGGAATCAACATATTTTGTATGTGATACCACAATGGCCAGTGCATATTTAGAAGAAATAAAAAAACATAGTAAAGATGTTCTTGATTTAATAGAACCAGGAGATGTATTGGAAATTGAAGAAGATGGCGATATTTTTTATATAGGTATTAAGAAAGAGTCAATTACATTTAGTTATTCGGATATAAAGGAAAGTATAAGGAATAAAGAAGTTAAATTATTAAGAATATTAACACACGAGCAGTTTGAAGAAAATAGTTTTGAGGTGGTGCAAGAATGAAAGAAGATGAAAAAGCATTTTTTAGAACTTGTATAAGGTACTGTACAATTCAAGATGTTCAAAACCATAGTAATAGAGGAGTAACACCAAGAACGATAATTAAAATGCTATCGGAATTTATAAATTACAAAAGATGTTGGTATTTATTAGAAAAATGGACCAATAAAGGTTTTTATAATTATGGTGTTACGATGGACTTGGGATGGTTTGAAGAAGAATACTTTACAGGAGAATACCAGGAAATGTATTTAGAAATTTTAGAACAAGCAAAAGCAAGAAATATTATTTTTGAAGAATTAGCAGATGTAGAAAAAAAAGTAAAGATGGCTCTAATTGGAATTGATGCAAATACAAAAATACCAATAAATTTAAATGAAATAGAAAAACAAATAAATAGTCGATTAAATATTAATGTGAATGAATCATTAGAAAAAACAGCTACTCAACTAAAACAAGAATATGAAAATAAATATTTAGGAAGGTGGTTGTAATATGAGCATTGAAAGAGATTGTAAAAAAATACATAAAAAGATTAGAAAGTTTTATGAAAAATATAAAGACAAAAGAAATATTTGTTTTAATTTACAATGTGACAAAGAAAACGATTCTTATGATATATGCTTATATGTTAATCCAAAAATAGAAGAACTTGATGTAATGAAAGAAAATATAAAAATTGAAAGGAAAAAATTATGCGAGAAGAAAATGAAATGACTGAAGTTAATGTGTATATTGCCAAGATATATTCCATAGCAAAACCAGAAAAAGCAAAAGAAATCGTTGAAAATGCAAAGAAAAAATCTAAAGCATCAGGACTATCTTATAAAGAAGTATTATCAGAAGAATTTATAAACTTACTGGATAGTCCTGAGAAAGAAGATAATAAAAAAATTATGGACATAAATTTCAATGGAAAAATAGAAGATATAAGTATGATTCTATTAAGTGCAGAAAGATATGCACTAGGAAGACAGACATATATAGTTCAATGGACCTGTGAAGTTATAGGTGGAAATACACATTTACTTACAACAAAGGATTTGAAAGTAATGATTAGAGATATTGAACAATGCGATAATTATGGTTGGGATTGCGATAAAAAAGAATGGCTTGAATTATTAGATATATTGAAATTAATTTTATCAAAGAGGGAGGCGAAAAAAAATGAAAGTAATGATTAGTCAACCAATGAAAGGAAAAACGGAAGAACAAATAAGAAAAGAAAGAGAAAAAATAGTAGATAAGTTAGAAAGATTATGTTGGGAGGTCGTGGACACTATATTTGCTGAAGAAGCACCAAAAAATTGTGATGTAGCATTATATTATTTGTCAAAGTCCATTGAAGCAATAGGAAAAGTAGATGCAGTAATGTTTATGAATGGATGGCAAAATGCAAGAGGATGTAAAATTGAACACGAAATCTGTCAACAATATGGTAAACCTACAATGTACGAATATGAAATTTAAGGAGGAAGAATAATGATAGAAAAAGTAAATCCGGATCATCCAGATAAAGTAGCTGATAGAATAGCAGGAGCAATAGTAGATTTAGGATACAAAATGCAGGAAAATCCTAAAATAGCAGTTGAAGTGTTAATAGGGCATGGAAACTGTAAAATTATAATAGAAAGTTCAGTTATATTTAATGAAACTGATATATTTGATATAGTATATAGAATTGCTGAAACAAAAGACATAAAAGTTGAAATAATATTAGCAAAACAAGATGAGCATTTAGCTAAAAATCAAGAAAAAGAAATTAGATGTGGAGATAATGGAATATTTAAAGGCGTACCTTTAACAGAAGAGCAAAATGAAATATCTAATCTTGCAAGAGATTTATATAGTAAATATAAAAGTGATGGAAAATATATATTAGATGGGGAAAAGTTAATAATATGTCAAAGTAATGCAAAAACAGAAGAACTAAAAAGAAAATATCCAACAGCAAAAATAAATCCATTAGGAGATTGGACAGGTGGCATAAATGTTGATACTGGAGCTACGAATAGAAAATTAGGAAGTGATATGGGAGATAGCATTACAGGAGGACGGACTACACGGAAAAGATTTGTCAAAAGCAGATGTGAGTATAAATATATATGTGTTTATGAAAGCACAAGAGACAGGAAAACCAGTAGAATTAAGTTGTGCTATTGGAGATGAAATTGTAGATGGAAAGCCATATGAAGAAATAGTTGAACAAGCAAGAAAATATATTCAAGCAAAAGGTGGATTTGAAAAATTTGCAGAATGGGGATTGTTTTAATAAATAACATGAATGGAGGTATTTAAATGCCAAAGAAAAAAGAAGATGCGACAAAATCAAACAAAATTCCTAAAAAAATTGACAACAACGAAAATCAGGAAACAAGTACTCAAAAATTAGGATGGGTACAAATCTTATTATTACTTGGTAAACCTGTATGGGATGCACAAATAAGAAAGTGGAGAGTATTAAACGGTTATCAATCAGTATTAGGAAATCAAAATAATAAAATGTTTTTTGAAGTAACTTTTACAGATACACCATATTGGGAGAACTTTACTGAAAAAGAATTATATATAGATATTCCAAATGAAAATAATGATAAAACTAAAAGTGAAAAAAACTGTAACAAAAGTTAAAAATAATCGCTGAAAGCGTTGGCTTAACTGAAAATGCGCGGTATAATGTGTGTCACAAGGAGGTATAAAGTTATGTTAACAAAAAGATTTGGAATTGAAATTGAACTAACAGGAATAACAAAAGATACAGCAGCAAATGCAGTAAAGGGAATTGTAGGAGGAAGGTTGCAACATACAAGAGATAGTTACAATACAATAAAGATAAATGCAACAGACGGTAGAACGTGGAAGATAATGAATGATGCAAGCATTAGAAAGCAAGACAGATGGGGAAATACAGATGATAGAGCATATTCAGTAGAATTAGTAAGTCCAATATTAACAGCAACAGACATAGATAAAATACAAGAAATAGTGAGAGCATTAAGAGCAGCAGGAGGGAAAACAAATAGCACTTGTGGAATACATATACATTTAGATGGGGCAGATCATACGGTACAAAGTATTAAGAATTTTATAAACATAATAGCAAGTAAAAATGATTTACTCTATAAAGCATTACAGATAAAAGAAGATAGAATGAGATGGTGTAAAAAAATGGACCAAAGGCTAATAAACGAGATACAAAAGAAAAAGCCAAAAACAATGCAGGAAATAAAAGATATATGGTACAACGAAAGAAATGCAGGATACCATAGCCATTATGACCAAAGTAGATATCATTTTTTGAATTTACATAGTTACTTCGAGGGAAATCATACAGTAGAATTAAGAGGATTCAATTCTACATTACACGCAGGAAAAGTAAAAGCATATATACTATTATCACTAGCAATAAATAATCAAGCATTAGAACAAAGAAAAGCAAGTTATAAGAAAACTCAAGAAGAAAATGAAAAATTTGCAATGAGAATATATTTAAATAGAATTGGATTCATCGGACCAGAGTACAAAAATTATAGAGAACATCTAATAAAACATTTAAGTGGTTCTGCAGCATGGAGATATGGTAGTAATGATCCTAGATATAAGAAGAATAAAAAGGAGGAGAAATAATTATGGAAAAAATATACATAGCTTATGGTAGTAATATGAATAAAGAACAAATGGCAGTAAGATGTCCAAATGCAGTACCGATAGGAGAATATAGGTTACACGACTACAAATTAGAATTTAGAAGAGTAGCAAATATTATAAAATGTAAAGGAGCGGAAACGCCAGTAGGCTTGTGGAAAATAACAGAATTGTGTGAAAAATCTTTAGACAGATATGAAGGCTATCCAAGACTATATAGAAAAGAATATATAAAACTAAAAGTTAATGGAAAAGAAATAATAGGAATGGCCTATGTAATGAACGAAGGAGAAGTATCAGAACCAAATAATCATTACTACAATATTATTAAACAAGGATATAAAGACTTTAACATAGATACAGCACCATTAGAAAGAGCTCTAATAGAAAGTAAAAAATATCAAAGATAAAAATAGGAATATTGTAATATTATCAAGAATTGTAGAATTATCATTTACCAAAGCATATAGCATACAATTTACCTAGAAAGAGAGGATTTTGTATGGAAAAATTTGAAATTTCTGAGAGAGAAAGTGAAATATTAAATATAATAGAACAAATTGTTACAGATGGTGTAGCAAGAGGCATAAAAAAGGGGATTGAGCAAGCTAGAAATGAGGAAAGATTGAAAGAAAAAATAACTTACGATACCAGGATAAAGAATACAAGATTATTATTAAAAAATTATAGGAATTTTGTGAAAGCTTGTAATCAAGCAACATTTACTGAAAAAGAATTAGAAACTGCAACTGTTGAAGAGGTGTTAGATAAATTATTCTGTCAATCTTATGATGAAGTAACCGTAGTTCAATCTATATTAGCATCGAAAAAAAGAACAGAAATTATATTGACACATATAAAAAGAATTATAAATTTTTATTTGTTTGAAGCGGATCAAAGTAAAAATGCTGAAAAATGGCGAAAAGCACATATTTTAAATGATTTATATGTGGCAGGAAAATACAAACCTAAAATAAGTGTAATGTCCGAAAAATACCATATTAGTGAGAGGCAAATTAGGAGAGATGCAAATTCTGCAATCGAAGAAATTGCAGTGCTTATGTTTGGCATTGATGGTATAAGAAAAATGTAATTTTTGAATTATAAATCTTGTCCAAAACTTGTCCTTGACATGTCATTGTCAATAATTTATAATAATAGCATCAAAAAATATGCTAAAAAACTAATCCCCTTATATTTTTTGAAATAATATAGATAAAACGAACTTGTAAAATCGGTGTTTTGCAGGTTCTTTTTTGATGCAAAAGAAGAAGGTATTATATATGAAATATGATATGTGTATGAAAAGAGAATGTAAAAATTGCTTCAAGCAATTAGAATGTTTCAAGAAAGAAGGAAAGAAAAATGAATTTAGAAAAGCAAAAAATAGGGGATTTGAAAATAGCAACTTACAATCCCAGAAAAGAATTAAGCAAAAAAGACAAAGAATATCAAAAGATAAAAAATAGTATATTAGAATTTGGATATGTTGCACCAATTATTATTAACGTAGACAAAACAGTAATAAGTGGTCATCAAAGAATTAAAGTCCTAAAGGATTTAGGATATGAAGAAATAGATTGTATAGTGGTCAATTTTGATAAAAATAAAGAAAAACTATTAAATATTGCACTTAATAAGATATCTGGAGAATGGGATTATCAAAAATTAGAAAGCATATTTAATGAATTAGAAAATAGTGATATTGATTTATTAGTTACTGGTTTTGAAGAAAAAGAAATAAATAAACTAATAAAAGAAACAGAAGAAACTATGAATGAAAATACAGAAATAGATTTAAATGATTTCAATGATGAGAAGTTTCAATGTAAATGTCCAAAATGTGGTTTTGTATTTGACATAGATGAGCAACCAGGAAGTGAAATAATATGAAAGAGTATAATTGGTATTTAAAGGATTTAGCAAATATATCAAATAATGGTTATAAAGTTTTTTCATGTTTTTCCTGTGGTGGTGGATCTACTATGGGATATAAACTAGCAGGTTATGAAGTTATTGGAAATTGTGAAATTGATAAAAGAATCAATGAAATCTATGTAAAAAACCATCATCCAAAATATAATTATTGTATGGGAATTCAGGAAATGAACAAATTAAAAGAATTTCCAAAAGAATTATACAGCCTAGATATTTTAGATGGAAGTCCTCCATGTAGTACATTTTCATTATGTGGTGAGAGAGAAAAAAACTGGGGGAAAAATAAAAAATTTAGAGAAGGTCAAACAAGTCAAGTATTAGATGACTTGTTTTTTGAATTTATAGACCTGGCCAATATATTGAAACCTAAAATAATTGTTGCTGAAAATGTAAAAGGATTAATACAAGGTAATGCTAAAGGATATGTCAATTTAATTATCAAAAAATTAAATGAAATTGGTTATAATACACAGTTATTTTTATTAAATGCAGCGAGAATGGGTGTGCCTCAAAGGAGAGAAAGATTATTTTTTATTGCAACTAATAAAAATGTCAATGTTCCCAAAATAAAACTGGATTTCAATGAAAGACCAATAAAATATGAGGAAATAAAAGATAGTAATTATAAACCACTAAATAAAAATACTTTAACATATGCGAGATGGAAAAAGCGCATAGCAAGAGATGTAAAACTAAGTGACACAATAAAAAGAACAGAAAAGGGTAAAATAAGTTGTTTTAATACTCAATATTTAAAAGATGATAGAACACCTGCAACAATAGCAGCAGGAGGAAGTCCACCGTTAAGATATGATGTGCCAGGATATGCAAGTGATAAAGACATAATAACAATGCAGACATTTCCTCAAGATTATGATTTTATGGGGATGAATGTGCAATATGTATGTGGAATGAGTGTACCACCAATTATGATGAAGAAAATAGCAGAGCAAATAAAAATACAACTATTAGATAGAATGAAAAGAGGCGATAAAAATGAATATACAAAAAATCAAAATTGATAAATTAATACCAGCAACTTATAATCCAAGAAAAGACTTGAAACCAGGAGATGCTGAATATATAAAAATAAAAAATAGCATTGAAAATTTTGGATATGTAAGTCCTTTAATAATAAATAAAGATATGACTGTTATAGGAGGACATCAGAGACTAAAGGTATTAAAAGAATTAGGATTTACTGAGTTAGAATGTATCATAGTAGACTTAGATAAAACAAAGGAAAAAGCATTAAACATAGCATTAAATAAAATACAAGGTGATTGGGATGAAGAAAAATTAGAAGCATTATTACAAGAGTTAAAATTAGATGATTTTGATACCAATTTAACAGGTTTTGATTTTGATGAAGTTGATGAAATTCTAAAAGATGTTACTGGAAGTAAAGAAGATAATTTTGATATTGATTCTGCATATGAAGAGATAGAAGAACCAATTACCAAGCCAGGAGATATTTGGATATTAGGAAAGCATCGCTTAATGTGTGGAGATAGCACGCAAAAAAATGATATTATGCGACTTATAAATAATCAAGAGGCGGATATGATTCTTACAGATCCTCCATACAATGTTGACTATGTCGGAAAAACAGCTGAAGCATTAAAAATAAAAAATGACAATATGAGTGATAATCAATTTTATGAATTCTTAAAAAAGGTATTTGAAAATATGTATGGTGTTACAAAAGAAGGAGCATCTATATATGTTTTTCATGCAGATACAGAAGGTCTTAACTTTAGAAAGGCTTTCAAGGATTCAGGATATAAGTTAGCAGAATGTTTGATTTGGAAAAAAGATTGTTTTGTAATGGGGAGACAAGATTATCAATGGCAACACGAACCTATATTATATGGTTGGAAGGAAGGAACAGCACATTATTTTATTAATGATAGAACACAAAGCACAATATTAGAATTTGACAGACCAAAACAAAGTACATTACACCCTACAATGAAACCTATAGACCTAATTGCTAAATTAATAAAAAATTCAAGTAAAGAAAATGACATCATATTGGATTTATTTGGAGGCAGTGGTAGCACTATTATTGCAGCAGAACAATTAAATAGAAATTGCTATACAATGGAACTAGATCCAAAATATTGTGATGTTATAGTAAAACGTTGGGAAACACTAACAAATAAAGAGGCAATTTTAGAACAAAGGTAGGTGGGTGATATGATGTGATAGAAGATAGTAACAAAATTTCCAAAATAAGAAGGGACTACAAAGCAGGAAAAACCTACAAACAAATTGCCGAAAAACATGGTGTCACTTACAATGAAGTTATTTATTTAGTAAAAAAGAAAAAATGGACAAGGGAAAGTAATTTAAGTAAAGTAAAGAAAGGAAATCAAAATGCAAAAGGAAATAAAGGAGGTCCTGGAGCAGAAAAAGGAAATACACGAGCACTGAAAACAGGAGAATATGAAACAATATATGATGATTTGTTAACAGATGAAGAAAAAGTAATTATGCAACAAACAGAATTATATGATAAAAAATATCAAATAATGTCCGAAATAAAAATATTATCAATTAGAGAAAGGCGAATACTAAAGAAAATACAAGACTTGCAAAACGGCAAAGAAATGAGCATTGTAAAAATGTCTAAAAGCTCATCTAATAATGTATCTTACAGAAATAATGGAACATTAACAACTACAGAAGCAGAAAGTACTACAAATATAATACAGAGACTTGAAGAGGCTCTTACTAGAGTACAGGAGGCCAAAAGAAGATATTTAGACAGCTACCATAAGATAGAAAATGATGACAGAAAACTTGAATTAGAATTGATTAGATTAGAAAGAGAAATTGCAAAAGAAGGAACTAATGATCCAGAAAATATGAAGGATGATAGTTTTATAAAAGCACTTGACGATAGTGTTGATAGTACATGGGATGATTATGATGAAGAAGAATCAAAACAAGAATAATTTAACTCTTGACGAGAGAATTTCTAATCTAAAAAAACAAGTTATGCAAAATGCAATAACTTTGAGAAAGAAAATAAGAAATGGTACTGTATTCAAGTTTAAAAAGTTTAGTAAAAAGCAAAAAAAAGTATTAACCTGGTGGAATGATAAAAGTCCAGTAAAAGATAAAAATGGAATAATTGCTGATGGTAGTATCAGAGCTGGAAAAACATTGTCTATGTCATTATCATTTGTATTATGGGCTATGACAAAATTTAAAGGCGAAAACTTTATTATGGCAGGAAAAACAGTAGGAGCATTTAGAAGAAATGTTCTTTTTTGGCTTAAACTGATGTTAAGAGTTCAAGGTTACCAAATAAAAGATAGAAGATCAGACAATTTAGTAGAAATATCAAAGCGGAGAAAGAATTAATTATTTCTATATTTTTGGTGGTAAAGATGAACGAAGCCAAGATTTAGTACAACGGAATAACTGCTGCAGGTGTATTTTTAGATGAGGTTGCATTGATGCCAGAATCATTTGTAAATCAAGCACTAGCAAGATGTTCTGTAAAAGGTAGTAAATACTGGTTTAACTGCAATCCAGAAGGACCAAACCACTGGTTCAAAATAAACTGGATAGATAAAGCAAAAGAAAAAGGAATTATATACTTACATTTTACAATGGATGATAACTTAAGTTTATCTGAAGAAGTAAAAGAAAGATATAAGCAAATGTTTATAGGCGTTTTCTATCAAAGATTTATATTAGGTTTATGGGTACTTGCTGAAGGAATTATATATCCTAATTTTGATAGATTAAAACATTGCGTAAAGAAAACAGATATCCCTAAAAAATTTGATTATTTTTATGTAACATCTGATTATGGAATCACAAATCCACAGGTGTTTTTATTATGCCGGAATAAAGTATATAAATGGAAAACCTCATGTATGGATATTAGACGAATACTACAATAAAGGAACAAAGAAAAATAAAAAAGGCCAAGAAGAGAAAATTACCAAAACTGATGATATGTTTTTAAAAGATTATAAGAAGATGGTAAGAGATATTGAAGTTAGAAAGGTAATTATAGATCCATCAGCCACTTCTTTAATTAATTTGTTTAAGCAAAATAAAATTGCAGTAAAAGAAGCTGACAATGCAGTAATAGATGGAATTAACTTAGTATTAAATTGGCTAGATGAAGAACGAATACACATTGTAGAATCAAAATGCAAAAATATTATCAGAGAATTTAATTCGTACATTTGGGACGAAAAGGCACAAGAAAAAGGTGAGGACAAGCCTGTTAAACAAAATGACCATGCGCTAGACGCATTAAGATACTTATTGCAAACATTATTCCCTAACAAGAAGAGGGGAGCATACTTTGTAAAATAAAGGAGAGAAATAAAATGATAACTGAAATGGACAGAGTAAAAATGATAATAACTGAAGGTGCAAAAAAAGGATTAGCTTTATCAAAATTTATTGATACACAAATAAATGAATTCAAGCAATCAGATAATTTTGAGGAAATGATAGAAGGTAGTAAATACTTTAAAAATGATGGAGATATAAAAAACAAAAAAAGAGTATTTATAAATGAAAAAGGTCAAGAGGAAGTCGCTCCACATTTAAAAAACTATCAGTTAAAACTCTTTCCATTGAATAGGATAATTCATCAATGTCATTAGGATCTATTAATATAGCTGAATTTTTACAAACTTCTGGAATAGATGTAACATTAGAAGATATTACTGGAACACCACATGCCATTGCTTCAAGTGGTGGAAGGCCAAATCCTTCATAAAAGGAAGGATATACTAAAAATTCGCATGCATTATAAAATATAGGTAAATCCTCTAATGGAATAAAATCGGTAAATAATACTGAATCTAAAATTCCTAGTTTTATAGCTCTATTTCTATAAATTTCATATGAAATCCCCTTTCTGCCAGTAATAACAACTTTTAAATTCTTTTTTAAACTGTTTTTTAATAAAGAAAATGCATCTAAAATGCCAATAATATTTTTTCTAGGACTATATCCTCCAACATATAAAATAAAATCATCATTTAACTTATATTTTTCTTTAATAAATTTTTTACAATAGGCTCTATTAATAGGTTTATAAATTTCTTCAGCAGCAAGATGAGTTACAAATATTTTGTTTAATGGAAAGTTAAACTCTTTTGATATATCAAGTTTTGAAAATTCAGAAACAGTAATTATGCCATCACAATTTTTTAGTATTTTTGGTATTTCTTCAATAAATATTTTTAAATAACGATTGCTAACAGTTTGTGGCATTCTTAATGGAATT